ATGATAATTATAAAAGTATAGTAGATAGGGGTTTTATTACTCCTACTACTACGCTTTTTGAGTTCCTTGATAAACTAGATGAAGAGGTTAAAGAGCTTAAAACAGAATCTGAAATACCTAAACAATATAGTAACCTACCAGAAGAGTTAGCAGATGTTATAATGGTATGTCTTAACCTAGCAAAGCACTATGAAATTGACATAGAAAAAGAAATAAAAAACAAAATAAAAATCAATAAATACAGAGCAAAGAATGGAAAATAAAACAAAACAACTTAGATTAACAGCACTAAGATTTTTAGCAAATGGAATATCATTACTAGAAGATATTGATGACTTAAAAGAAACAAATATTTACAATAATCAAATCAAATATTATGGTAATAAATTTATTCAGGAGCTGGAGAAAAAGATTCTACCAATAGAAAAACAAATGTATGAATCAAATCAGATAAGCATGGTTAACACAATTCAACAATTAACAAAAGAGTTTAATGATAAGCTTAGAAAACAATACTTTGATTAAGAATAATTAAATTTTATTATATTTATTAAATAGCATTATGAGTAAGAAGTTTAAAATATCAGTAAGTCACTACGGAGAAAAGATATCTATAAAAGCAGATAAGCCTGATTTAACAATAGCAGATTATTTTGATTTATGTAAACAGTTAGCAAATGCACTAGGATATTCTAAAGAATCTGTTAAAGAATATTTTGATGATTGAAGTAGGTAAATTGAAAGTTAAAGACGTATTTTTTTATAAAGATTACACGTACAGAGTAATTGATAAAAACAATATTTTTATAGTTGCTGTTAGAAAAGAGTTTGACGGTATTACTAGATACTTCCTTCATAAAATAGATGTAGAAATAAAAACTAATACAAGCTTAAAAAATAATCCTAATCACGAAATAACTGATAGATATGCAAGGTAAAGGTAGACCATTAATAACACTAAAAGATTTACCAGAGGGATGGGAGGATAGCATTATTAACCTATCTAAAAAGGGGGCTAGTATTGTTGAATTAGCAGTTGAACTTGATATTAGTAGAAATACTTTATACGCTTTATCTGAAAGAGATGAGCATTTTTTGAACACCATAAAAAAGTGTAAGAGATATTGTGAGGCATGGTGGTTATCAAAAGGACGTACAGAGCTTGAGAATAGAGAGTTTTCTTATACTGGTTGGTACATGAACATGAAAAATAGATTTGGTTGGGCTGATAAGAAAGAAATAAAAGAAGAAGTTAAAAAAGAGGTAACCAATTTTAACATAGATAATCTATCCTTAGAAGAACTAGAACAACTTGAGAAAATCAACGACAAACTTAACAGACAAACAGATTAAGGTAGGAATTTATAAGAAGTCATTTTATAGATTTACTTTAGACGCTTTTAAAACTATCCATAACGGTCAAGAGCTTACACCTAATTGGCATATTAAATACCTTTGTGAAAGATTACAAAAGGAAGCTATTAGGATAGTACAAGGAAAGCCAAGAAACAAACATCTATTAATTAATGTACCTCCTAGAACTTTAAAGAGTGAGTTAGTAAATGTTTTCTTTTCTGTTTACTGTTGGATTCTTAAAGACTCAATCCAGTTTATTAGCTCATCTTATTCAGCAAGTTTATCAATAACATTAAGCACTCAATCAAGAAGGCTGATAGAGTCTGATTGGTTTATAAACCATTTCCCTGATGTTAAACTTTCTAAAGATGAAAACACTAAATCAAGATATACAACTACAAATAGTGGTCTAAGATATAGCACCTCAACAGGTGGAACGGTAACTGGAATGGGTGCTGATATTATTGTTATTGATGACCCTCAGAATCCTCAACTTGCACGTTCAGACATTGAAAGAGATAACGCAAATAGATTCTTTAATGAAACTCTTAGAAGCCGTTTGAATAATCCTGATATAGGTGTGTTTATTGTTATCATGCAAAGATTACATGAGAATGATTTAACTGGAATGCTATTAGATAAAGAGCCTCATAATTGGGAATACATTTGTATGCCTGCTGAGGTATCTGATATTGTTAGACCAAGTGAGCTAAAGAAACTTTATGTAGATGGCTTGTTATTCCCTCAAAGATTATCTAGAACAACTTTAGAAAGCTTTAAACTAGGTTTAGGAAGTTATGGTTATAGTGGCCAATATTCACAGATACCATCTCCAAGTGAGGGAGGTATTTTTAAAGGTGAATGGTTCAACATCATTAAAGAGTTACCTAATAATTTAAGAGCCTCAGACCTTAAATGGGATTTCTATTTAGATACTGCTTACACGAATAAGCAAGAGAATGATGCAACTGCAATGTTATGTGCTGCATTTTATAATAATGATTTATACATAAGAGAAGTTAGAGCGGTTAGATTAGAGTTTCCAGAACTAATTAAAGAAATAGAAAGCTTTGCAATGATGAACGGTTATACAAATAGAAGCCGGATCTATGTAGAGCCTAAAGCAAGTGGAAAGAGTATAGTACAGATGCTTAAAAGAAGTACCGGCTTAAATGTAATGGAAGATAAGCCTCCGGTACAGGACAAAGTAAGTAGGGCATCTAGTGTATCAGCATTTGTTGAAAGTGGTAGAGTTAGCCTCTTAGATGGTAGGTATATCGATAGTTTCTTAAATGAGCTTAAAGGCTTTCCTAATGCTAATCACGATGACCAAGTAGATGTCTTAGTTATGGCAATCGATAAGAATACAAACAGGAGAAAGAAAGTTAGAGCAATGGCATAATGTTACGTTTGTATTACAATTTTATTATTATATTTGAGTTTCAAAACAAACAGAATGAGAAAAAACAAATTTATGATATTGCTAGTAGGTATAGCAATACTAAACACTACTTTATACTACACAGAGAGAGTATATCTATTTTTTAAAAACCTATTAAAAAACAAATAAGATGGAATATTTAACTAAAGATTATTTATTAAGCAAACTAATATATTTAGATATTGCTAATTACAGAAGGATGGGTAAGTTAACTCATGGTCAGTTCTTGCATGAGCCTCCTAATTATCACAATGATTTATTAGCCATTTATGGAGAGTTAAGCAAAGAGAGTATTATTAAGCTCTTAAAGTTAAAACCTAAAGGAGATGATTTTATTCATCTTGACATTTTTTAATTTGCGAATTGAGAATTAACATTATTAATAAATTGGCGTTTCAATGCAATTTATTTTGTGTTGTATGCCGTTAAATTATAAGATATGATAAAAATTAGAATAGTTGAATTAGAAGAAGAAATTGAAGTGTTAACAAAACTGCCTAAAATACCTAAAAAAGGTGACCAAATTTGTTGTTTTTTTAATGGCGATGACTTTAGGGTTTGCAATATTGAATCAATAAGATACTACTTGTTAAGCAATGGTGATTTTGACGAAATAGAAATTGGTGTAATAGCTTGTTAATGGCATACAACATCTTTATAAATGTCTGCCATAGGTTGCATTTATAACCCTGTTAATAGTTGTTAATAAGTCAGTTAAGGCTTTTATTTATTACATTATTTTAAATTTTATACAAAGAGGTTTTAACAGCCTCTTTTTTTATTTACCTGTAAAACACTATATTAAACCGCAAACATTACTAAATGAGTAAGTTAAATCCTTACAAAAAGATAATTATAGCTTTAAAGGAAAAAGGCAAATCTTGTAGAATCATCTCGGAACATCTAAAAAATGAATTTAATTTTGAGATTCATGAAAGAACTATTTATGACTTTATTCAAAAGCATTACACACCTAGTGTATTTGAAGAGAAACTTGAGCAATCTAATTTTAACGTAAACTCTAAGTGGTCTCATGGATGGCTAAAGACTAAAGAGGCTTCTATATTCATAAAAAATAAAGAGGGTGTTATCTCATTTGATGAGATGAGAGCAAAGTTTATTACTGAGATGAGTGAATACTCTCCAGCCTATAAAAAGGTAAAGAGAAAGGATATAACAGATAAACATTTATTAGTTATTGATATAGCAGATTTACACATCGGTAAGTTGGCAGACAAATCAGAAACAGGAGATAGTTATAATTCAGATATAGGAGTTAACAGAGCTTTAGAGGGTGTTAATGGTATTCTAAGTAAGGCTAAAGGTTTTCCAATAGATAAGATACTTTTTATCATTGGTAATGATGTGCTTCACATTGATAACGCAAATAAGAGTACAACCTCTGGAACTACTCAGGACGTTGACGGTATGTGGTATAAAAATTATGAGACAGCACGAGATTTGTATATTAAGATTATAGAAACATTAATCACTGTTGCTGATGTTCATGTGGTTCACAATCCTAGTAATCATGATTACATTAGTGGCTTTATGCTTGCTGATTCTGTTTACTGTTGGTTTAGAAATCATAAGAATGTTTCTTTTAATGTTAGTAACGCTCATAGGAAGTATTTTATCTATGGTAAAAACTTAATAGGCTCTTCACATGGTGACGGTGCTAAAATGGCAGACATGCCGTTATTAATGGCTAATGAAGCTCCTTTGCAGTGGGCTAATACTTTTTATAGGTACATCTATTTGCATCACATACATCATAAAGATGTTACCAAGTTTAAAAGTGGTAAAGATTATCAAGGTGTTACAGTTGAATATTTAAGAAGTCCATCAGGTACTGATTCATGGCATCACAGGAACGGTTATCAACACGCTCCAAAAGCAATAGAAGCATTCATACATAATAAGCAGTTTGGTCAATGTGCAAGGCTAACACATCTTTTTAAATAGATAAATATTTTTTACAAAAAAGCGTATATTTGATAAATATAGTTTACAATATGGAAAAGAAAAAAGTAATTAAAAAAGAGGCTAAGAAGCCTGTAAAAGTAGATTTAAACAATAAGCTAACAGAGATAGCGGAGTTTATTGATAAGACTATTAGAGAGGAGAGAAATAAGCAGTTAAGTACTGTTGCTTGTGCTAGACTTGGAAAGGTTAAACAAGATTTGATATTTATTGCTAGAAACATCATAAATTAATGTTAAAAGTAACTATCCTCGACAAACCATACTACATAAGAAACGACTGGGAAGATAACACCATTAAACACATGGCTATGGCTCAGGAGTACATCAGTGCTATGCCTAAATGGTTATCAAACTATATTTATTCTGAGAAGCCTGAACCAGTTAGTGATTCAAAGTTATTAGATTTCTACATTGATTGGATAGAGTTATTTAGTGATATTCCAAGAGAGTTTTTAGAATCTGAAATTAGTGTTAACAAAGCTGATGAAATTAGCCTAATAGAAATATTTAATATTACTGCTAAGTTTTTAGGTGAGCCATCTCAGGACGACATAGGAACATCTGATACTATCAAGCTAGGCAAGAAAGATTATGTATTGATTAAATCTGTTAAAACTGCTGGAGGTATCGAAAAGATGTTAGGTGGTGCAAGCTATAAACACTTCTCAGAATCTCAAGCATTATCTACCCTGTTCCAAAGTAAGCAGTATAGAAAGTGGAGTTATTTATCTAAGATAACAGCTATACTTTTTAGAGAATCAGAAGATGAACAGTACAATGAAGATATAATTGATATGAGGGCTAGTGCTTTTGAGAATCTAAGTATATCTGAAGCTTATAAAGGCTATTTTTTTTTGCAAGAGCATACCAACAAATTACAAAAGTCTATGCTAACATCTTTGACGGAAAGAAAGGCAAAAGCACAGGAACAAAAAGCGAATCCATTGTTAGAAATCTTTACTGGCAAAATAAAGCCTATAAAATTGCTGAGAAAGGTATTTTCAACAAAGAAAAACTAACTCCCTTAGACAGTGTTTATAGTACCAATCTTTGGAGAGTTTTAGAGTTTATAAGTATAGAAACTGCTGAAGAAACCTATAAAGCTGAATTAACACAACAGGCTCACGATGATGCAATGAAGAAACAGCGTAAAAGATGAACAGAGATGATTTCTTAGATGATATTATTGATGCATGTGCCTTTTTTCATTGGGAGATTTACGGAGCTTACAAACATTATCAAATTATTGCTGTTACTAGTAGTTTTGTGCAGATTTCTATTATTCATTTTGATAGTAAAGAGCAATGGGCTGAGGTTGTAGATTTTCAGAATGATGAGGGTTTAATTGATAATATGTTAGATAGGTTATAAATGTTTTAAAAATTTATTATATTAGTGGAAACTTTAAAAACAAAACAAGATGACTAACAGAGATTTTATTTCAGTAATTATTATTATGTTTTCAGTGGCTGCAATGTTTATTTGTAATCTAATATGAACTATCCTAAAATATTAATAGGCTTCCCTACATCCTCAGTTAAAGATTATTGCTTAGATGATTTTGTAAAGCAAATAACATCATTCACA